TTAGCATGCTATATCTTCCTCATCGTATACGGATGTCATCACTGAACTGTTGAGCATGGCGCGCCCCAGCCCCATCATTAAACCAACCGCACCATCTATCTTGTTCTGCCGCCCTTCTTTCCCGGGACGCACAATATCGTCACTTCCGGGAAGGTACTGGCCGACGATATTGGAAATACACCAGTTCATGACAGGGTGTCCGTCATGATGGAATCTCCCCGAGATGAGCGCAGCCTCAATCTCTCTCATAGGATCACTCATATGGGTAAAATTTTGTCTTATCTCAACAGGCTCAAGCCCCTCTTCCTCAAGCATGTGACGTAATGAAGTCGCGCCATAAGGATCAATAGGGCATTGGGCAATTTTTACGGTATTCCGCAGCTTCAGGATCGTTTCAAATATCAGCCTGTAATCAACTTCGCCACCATCGGTCGGGATCAACTTACCCTGCCGGACAAAGGACTGATAACGTTCTGCGGTACTTTTCAGCGCGGTCTCCTGCGAGTAAATGGTTTCTTCTGGTGCCCAGAACAGAGGAGAAACACAGTAAAAATGTGTTATTCCGTCTATTTCACGACGAAAAACTGGAACCACGGCATTGAGGTCAACTTTCGAGGCCAGATCTATACCCAGCCAGCATTCTTCCCCTTCAAAATCTGACAACTTAAGGTTTTTATCGGCTGCATCCATCCATTTTCTCAGGTCGTAATAAGCTGATTTTGCGCTTACCCAGCGATTGAAATGCTTGGTCAGAATCTTGTTTGTCTGCCCGGGCGTCGACATACCCAATAATTGTTTAGCCCGGAGAAAATCTGCTTTTACCGAAATGCCATAGTTGGGGTTTGCCTTGATTAATGCCTCAGGAGTCGTCCAGTCATCATCGTCATCAAGGCCATAAATCAGCCCAAATATGGTTTCATTTTCCTCGCCATTACGGGTTCTCCGCAGGATCTCGACAACCTGAGTACGCTTTTCATAGCAAGGGGATGTAATGTCATAGCCGGCGGTGGTGATGATCAGTGTCATCGGTTGTTCACGAGCCCCCATACCGGTGGTCATGGTAGTGTAAAGCGCATCAGTAGTATGTTCGTGATATTCATCAATGATGGCGCATGATGGCGAATCACCATCCCCCGGGTCACCGATCACAGGCGCAAAAACCGAACCGTCAGGGCGCGTCATTTTTTTTGCCCAAGGTTTTATCGAGAATTTTTGCCGCAATGCCGGCAGCTTTTTCACCATTTGCAGCGCCGGAGAAAATACCTTCCATGCCTGTTTTTCAGTCGTGGCGCCGCAATAGACTTCTGCACCATGCTCGCCATCTGCACAAAACATATAATTTCCTACAGCAGCGGCAATAGCGGATTTCCCGTTCTTCCTGGGCACCTCGATATAGATTTCAGAGAAACGACGCAGGCCTGTCTTCTTGTTTACCCATCCAAACGGTACGCCAAGAGCGAACTTCTGCCAGGCTTCAAATTCAATCCGGAGTTTACGCCGGGCCCATTCCCCTGAGGTATGAGGCATTTTCTGGGCAAAACGAAGAAATCGTTCTGCTTTGTTTTTATCGAAGCGGTAGGGCCAGTGGGGATCCTTTGCTCGTTCGAGGTCGTCCAGATGTCGCTGACAGGCAAGTACCGTTAACTGACACGCCAGAATCTTCCCGCCAACGATATCCCGCGCATACTGGTTCGCCGCATTGACGTTCGGATAGGTAGCCATCAGTCAAACTCATCGAATTCATTCCCGTCATCGTCCGGATCCTTTTGTCCGCTGGTCATGCGAAGACGACTGAGCGGATCTAACCCCAACAGAGAGCCGAGGCGGGCAAGCTGGGAAACCGAGTCATTCCGGACATTAACTGCAGGGTGTTTTTTCAAGCCCCCCATTTCACTTTCTGAGGTCAGTCCGCTGGCCAGCATTTTTTCGGCTTCGAGCATCAGATGAAAAGCATTGCAGTAAGCCAGCAACAAAGGTGCGTCCTCCAGCTCAAACACCCCTCGGTCGATGAGTATTTTGCTTTGCGTCTTCCACATTCTTATTGCCGCCTCCCCCATTAACTCAGCGGGAGGCGCAATACGTGTTAATTTGCTTTTTTGCCCGGTGGGTAAAGTGGGTTTTCGGCCACCACCGGACGATCGAATTCCTCCGGCCATAAACGTTCCTTTGATAGATGAAACCTTCCGGAAAAAAGTTTCTTATTTCTGGCGTGTAAAAATAGACTTCAACGGGCAGTCCCGAAGTGCGAAAGGGGTCAGGGATTTGATCCCCCCTTCCCCCTGGCTGCAGCTGCCTCAGTCGAGGTGGAGGTCGTCATTCCGGCTGCGCCGGCGGCGAATACGGTTCGCACTGCGTGGGCCGGCATATATCAGACGTTCAATGAACACCAGTTGTTATACCGGCGGTCAGGATCCTGTCGCTGTAGCAGATCCTCCATCGGCCTGCAGTACGCTTTCTGGAAGCCGTTCATCTAATGGCTGGTTCTCGAAAACCTTCATCCCAAACTGACCAATCCAGGTGCTAACTGAGTTGATGTTCCCTGCGATGAAGTCGGTCACCTCGGCGATCAATCCTTTAACGACGACATCCGTGCTCTGACGCCAGTAATTCTCAATCGCGACCAGCAACGGATCGGAACCATTACTGACAGATTGTTCACCTACGCTATACGTTTTTTTCTTCGCGCTATCGGTTATACATCGCAGCTGGCTGGTCTGGACGGCTCCAACCTCTGCTGCAATTACCTGCATCGTCAACGTAGCCACTTTGTTCCCGTCTGCATCAGCGCTGGATGCATAGAACATGGAGAGCGTCAGATCCGTGCGTTTATACATCATTGCTTACCTCCCCTACGATGGCGGGAACGACGACCGCCGGGAAACGGAGATTGTTGATCCTGTACCAGCTCACCCACTAAAGGTTCCTGGGCCGACTCAGCAGCCGGTGCCGGTGCAATATCATGCGCAATCGTCAGTTTCAGCAGTGGGCGGCCGCCCTGGACATGCTCAAAATGGATGCCATGCACGGCTTCATTCATTCGTGACTGACCATCAGTCTCCAGAACGGTCAAAACGCCATCAACGTATTCAATTTTGAAACTCTTCATCGGGTTCTCTCTGTTGCTGTTTTCTTGCTGTGGCAGGTCCAGCACAATGACTCCAGATTAAAGTCATCATCGGTACCACCATGAGCTTTAGGAATGATGTGGTCGACACTTGAAGCTTTCGTGGCAATACCGTCTCGCCTGCAGTTCTGACAAAGGTATTTATCCCTCTTCATGATACGGGCCCGTTTAATTTCCCACGGACGACCATAACCACGTTCATGCCGAGTTTTTCCGGGCTGATAGTTACGCCAGCCATCACCGGCGTGTTGCTGCCGATGGATCTCACAGAACCCACTGACATCATTCGTTACTGCCGTGCATCCTTTGTGCCGGCAAGGTCGTTTAGCGCGTGGAGGCATAACTTTTTCCGAAGTTAGTGATAACGCAGTCGTTAACACCGTTTTGTGTTACAGGGATGATGCCAGGGTGAACTTGGGTGAACTTGATGCCATATTCACCCCAATAAAAAGCCCCGCATAAGCGGGGCTGTAGATTCAGAAATATGGTTTTGGCTACTGGTAGGTATATGCGAAATGCCCTTCGATCTGAGATCTGACATCAACAGTTTCGTCTAACTTTAAGGAATCATAGCCCTTAATATGGAAATGAGGCTCATATGCATAAATCGTAATAAATGCATATGACCCTTCATCTCCCGTGAAAATCTCATATTTGACGCGAGAAAGACCGGCACCAACTAACATGTATGTATCCAGAAGCTTCTGGGTATTCATCATCCATTCCTTTTCCTTTAAAAATCCTTATCAGCATACATGAATTCGATGGATGACGACTGCAATGAATTCTTGCAGGCTTCAAAAAAACCTCAATATCAGTAAGTTAATACCCATACAGCCCCCCAAATATGCCAAAAAATAAAGCAGAAAGCAGCCAGGCAAGTGCAGTCTTCTTCATTAGCACTCCGTAAAATGCTATAGACATTGCTAGACACATCGTTATAAAAACTGGCCACATAGTCAATAAAAAAAGCAAATAACCAAAAAACCCACTATTAATAGTTATATTCACCGCTAACTTAACCCTGACGTTCTAAATATGAGCTGTATCGCATGACACCATGCAATCTGTTCTTTCTGGCGAACTATAGCATTATCAAAGCCACTTAGTGAATGCTTGATGCCTTAGCCGCTGAGCTCCGTTAACTGATTTACACCCGCTACGCTTGTTATATCCGGAGTGTTGTCTAAACTATCTAATGACTTTGCTCTGCCACGACAAAGTCCGTCGTTCTACCTGTGAGCTTAGGGATGAGCCACTTCCTGTAGTATCTGGCCTTCCATTTTTTCTCAAAACCAGTAGAAAAACATCCCGCAATCTGACTATACTCCTACATTGGCTGCCCCTGCAGCACCCCGTCAATCTGTCGGATTTACTCCACGGGGTTTTTTATAACCTGAAACTGCTGGACAAAAGACTCCAAGAACTAAGCCCACCAGCAGCACATTTCCAGGATATCCATAAACAGGATACCTAAGAGTTGTTATGTCCTTCGAACATATAAGGCGCGTATGATGATTAGTTATATTCAAACCTGAGCTCATCAAGCCTTAATGGTTTTCTTATAAAAGTATTTTTGCATTAGATAATGAGTATCTGCCCCTCGCACAATGCGCAAAGCATAGGGGAGGATTCATCGTAATCACCATTTCCATCGGTGTAATTATTAACCACCCAAAGAGTGTAATCAATCGTGTCATCTCTGACAAGATTGATATTCCCAGCATTCTGTTCACCTCGTAAAATATACTTACCTTGCTTATCTTTTATACCATGAGAGAGAGTCCCACTCCTTTATTAAAATAATAGATAAAATCTTAAGTCCACCATCTGATACAAGTACTTCCAATGACAGTTTGTCACCTGAAGCTGGATCAGACATTCTTGCATAACATTTTCTAATCACAACCAACCTACTCATTTTTGGGTAGGGTATAAGCAAGGCAGGGACTGAATTCAACAAGAAAATAACCTATCGGGCTATCGCTTTATAATAAGCCTGCCAGCGGTACTTATCCAATCTCAGTTGCCGCAAGCACTGAGTGCTTTCAATATCAGCCTGCAGATCTTCGTCGCTGTCCTTCGCGGCGTCACTTGCTTTGCACGGCGGGCTCATCAAATCCGGGGATGGAGTTGGCAGCATCGATGGCGCGCTGACGCAGCTGCACAGCATCATCATCAAACCTGCATACAATACGATTCGGAGACTGAACATATTTCACCACGTCACGGGTTATTGTTTTGTAGATGACCTTACCCGCTTCGTTAGCAGTAGCGGCCTTTTCCTCTACAGGCTTAATGGTACTCTCGGCCTTCTCTCTCTTCTTTGAAGCTTGAGCATTGATGTGATCAGCGTGAGAACTCCAGCCTGAGCGCCACGAAATCACGTTAGAGGCCAGCAGGATTGTTATAGCGATGATAACGGCGGTTAAGCGACTCATCTTTGCTCCCATAAACAAACTTCACGCTCAACTTCCCTCCGGGTAATAAGTCCTTTCCACTGCTTACCTTTGGCATAGGTCCAGCGGAGCAGTTGATCGCACGCTCCTTTAGGGTCACCCTGGTTGATTTTGCGAAGCAGTGTGGAGGTCTGGAAGTTACCAGTTCCGACGTTATAGGCGAACGAGTACAAAGCCCCACGCATAGTTTCTGGGATCGGTTTTTTGATGTAAGGGTTGATCTGCCTGGCGACGGTATTCAGGTCTTTATTTAGTAGCGCCCGACACTCTGCCTCGGTATAGGTTTTGCCGAGCATGATGTCTTTACCTGTGTGGCCGTAGCAAACCGTCCAGACACCTACCACATCCTGATAAGGGTCGTATCGCACTCCCTCAAGCCCATCATTACCCGTCGGGCCAGTAATGAGTGCAGAGGCAATCGCAAAGGCTCCACCGCCGACTGCAGCAAGAACGCTTTTACGTAGTGTCGGAGACATTATTCACCTCGCACAGCTTTTCGCCGGTCTTCTTTAATTTTGAAATACAGATTCGTCAGGTATGTCAGCAAGCCAAATACCAGACTTCCCAGAACACCAATAGCGGCCCACTGGGATGGGGATACTTTGTCGAGCAATTGCAACATCCAGAACCCCGCGTTACCTGCGGACGTTCCGTAGGCAATACCTGTTGTTAGCTTGTCCATTCGATACATACTCCACCTCCGGATTAACGGGGTGCTTTGTGCGTGTAGGGGGTCAGGCCCATCGGGCTGATTTAACAACGAGCCGTATCGATGATGATTCCCGTGAGCCTGAAATGAAAAAGGCCACGCAAATGCGCAGCCTTTGAATAGATCCGCTGGAAAAGAACAGCCTACGCGTTAACGTGGGCTTGAGGTGAAGTTGTGGTGCCGGGTGCCTCCCGGTAAGCCTTTGGTCAGCCACCATGACTCGCGCATTCGGTTTAGCAATAAAACAATACTGTTTACGCCCCTCCGCTCAGGGGGATTCACCACCCATAAAACTTAACATCTCAATAACGTCTCTTCAATGCCAAACGTCGCTATGACCTAATTTTTCGGCGTAAAGCATCCTTCTGTTCCGCTTCTTATTGCTTTGAGCCTCACTCCGTTGAAGGGGAAAGGAGTTCCTGCAAATGAATCCATCGCCTTCCTTGTTTTGATGATTTATTTGGGCAGATTACGAGCAAAAAAAACCCGCCAGAGAAGCGGGAAGAAAATTGGCAACCAAGGCTGTAACGAAAGGAAGGTGCACCTAATAGTCCGAGCTACCGATTTACCAGGAAGCATTCACTTTTGCCTTTACGTTCTATAAACATAGCAGGGCAACCGCAAAAGTAAACCCACTATGAAATATTCAATATGCTTAGTGACAGTGTGGTGCCGGGTGCCTCCCGGTGAGCATGCCCCAGTCGGCATGGCCCGCGCTGCATTTACAGGTTTCTGTAACTGACTGGTCGCCCCTCCGCATAGGGGGATTCACCACATCAATAATTTAGGATGCAAACATTCAAAGTGTCAATATCTGACCATACCGCCAGCGCCTCTGCCATAATATAAGCCAGCAACAGCCCACTTAAATTGTATGCATTCTGATACTTGAAGCTATTGCAAAGCCCTGACTCAATGCAGTCACCCACTGATATCAGGTAAATACGAGGTAAGTAAAATGCTATCTACTGATAACCAAAGAATTTCAGAGATTTTTGAACGTTTGGCAGAAATAGCAGCTAAAACCGCTGAATTAACAAGCAACCCTAATCTATCCCCTGCTCAAAAGTAGGCAGCATGTGACAGTTACTTTATCGAACATGATCAGTTAACAACCGAAGCCCTAGAGATCTTCAAAAAAATCATTAAAAATCCTCGGTGAATGCTGAAGCATGTGAGATTGCGTATGCAATACGACGATATGACAGGGGTATTGATGCAGCGCATCTCGCGAATACCCCTGTCGTATCGCCGGAAAGCAAAAACCCCGCACGGGCGGGGTCTTCGTTATATTCAGATTGTCGCTTTTTGTCGCTGCCGAGTGGCGCAGCTCTGCCAAGCATGAAGGGATTATCTAACTTTCTGGCCCATTTTCAATACCAAAAAGTCAACATAGCACTTTTTGCTAATCCGCATGAATCGCCTTATGAACAGAAAGGAAAGCTTTTGCTCTGAATATTTCAAGACACCAGCGCACTCTTTTCCGGGCCTCACTGTCTGTTAACCATGGCGCCACCAGCTGTATTTCCCGTGTTATGTCTGAGATTTTTTTGCGGGTGGTGTAATAGTTAACGCCAACGAGATAAACAGGATCACCCGTTTCAAATATCGCCAGTACACATCGTTCAACAAATTCAACATCATCCTCAGTGATCGCAGCGTCAATGGCCACAGTTGCAGGTTTTGGCCACAAAATGGCATGCGCCCTGCTTAGTGCCTGCCGCCCGCGATAGCCTTCACTCCTTGCCTGCTCAATTGCTGCCGTAAAGCGCTCTAATGCTCTATCTGACCAGTGATCACCCTTCATACCTCGCCAGCATGAATGTCCTGATGGTTTGCGAGGGGCCGCACCTCCTCTCATACCTTCTCCCCATACAGTAAGCAGAGATTTTATCCAGGCGGACTGAATGCCATTAAGGGGAGTGAATCGACCCAGCCAGCTTTTGCGCGGGGCGGCGGCCACTGTTTCTAATCCTGCACGGTGTAGACGGCGTTGACGTGGTGTCATTCTGTTCTTCTCCTTACTACGCCAGAACGCCGAGCGCGTATGCCCGGTCCAGCAATTTAATAATCAATACCGGCTGGGTGCCGTATTCACGCTCAAAAGCGGCAGGGTCATGGTGCAAAGCACGGTGGTGCTTGCGGCATAATGGGATCGTAAAAATATCGTGGGCCTTGGTGCCTACGCCGCCCTGCCCCCAGCCAATAAGATGGTGTGCATCATCTGCAGGCTGCCCGCAGCACATACACGGCTGTTTTTTCACCCATGAGATAAAGTCAGCAGATAACCATCGGATCCGCTTAGGTCTGGCAAATAGCGTCGCCGGTGCAATAGGATCAACGTTCACAGGTACCAGAGGTTTGCCCGGCGTTGTTATTGCCGTTGGCCTTATTGCTTTTTCGATACGGGGAGAAAGAATGCTGGTGGCCGGTACCGACGGAACAATCTCACTCTCCCTGTAAACCGATTTAATGCCATCGTCTTTAATACGCAGGGATCGGCGCGCCATTTCTTCTGTAATTTCATTTCCAATCCCGGCGCCTACCGCCCACCAGCATAGCTCCGCCAGTGACAATGAGCGCTGAGCGTCCAGACCAAGCGCGATGCGGGCAGTGTCGATTACCCAGTCAGCGTTATTAACACCTACCAGTTGATCGAGGGTGTGTTCCGTTTGGTTTTTCAGCTCATTATCACAGTGCCAGCATGCGATTATTACACCCGTCGAATGGCGAAACGGGACGAGCTCATGGTGATGGTAATCGGAATGTGTCCACTGACAGTTTTTAACCTGCCTACGCAACCATGACTCGAGGGCACTAACCCCACCAGCTGCAGTGATAACTGCCTTCTTCATGAAAAAAGGTCTGATCCCCATATCATCCCGCAACGGCTGCCGGGCATCAGGAAGACGTCCACTGGGTATCTTTTTCATGCTTGCCGGCGGTATTTCCACAAGAACCCGGCCGGCACCGAATAACGGCATTAATTCACTACCCGGCTTAAGCAGCACAATTCCAAGATGGCGTGCAATATCCACGTTAAGCAAAGCTCGCATCAGTCCCTCCACATCTTCTGTATGTAGGTCCTGTCAATCCGTGGCGGCTTCTTCGATTCCGGTAACAACACGCGGATCTCCCACGATGCAAAGTCTCTGGATAAGCTCTTCTCAACCACACAGTTATTTTTACGGTATCGCTCCACCAGCTCTGTAGCCTCAGCCTCTGAAAGCTGCTCGTGTAAAAACCAACTTTTCTTCATGGCTGATCACCGAACAGTCGCAAAAACTCAATCGCTCTTTCCTGCGCTCCGGGTTCTTCAGCGATCATTTCCTGCAGCAGCTGCACGGCGAGCATAGGCTCCTTTCGCCCGACGATTGAAATTCCTCTGGAGACACGGCGAGAGAGTTTTATAAAATTTTTTCTCTCTAACGCACGCAGATGCAACAGGACAGCATTAGACGAGCTAACGCCGAGCATATCGGCCAGCTCAGATAGCGTAGGTGGGTAGCTATGCTGATTGATGTAGGCCACCAGCAGATCGAAAACTTCCTGCTGTCGAAAAGTTAGTTTTGAAGACGAAAGCAAACCGGCGCTCGATGAAGGAGCACCAGTCTGATGGGATTTTGATACTTCGGGGGTTTGCGTCATGGTTTCTCTCCGCGACGCAGCAGGTATAGGTTGTTCAGGCCTATGAAAGGAGTGTAACAGAATTCTTGCAAACGCGATAACCAGCACGCTCAAGCATCTGCGTAAAGAGCGTCGGTGTTCCTATAATATCATCATCCTGTAACGGCATGAATGACACCTCATCACCGCGTCTGTACATGAGCGCGCGCCCAGATTCCGGAAATGAGTGCAGTCTTGCAACAATAGCCCCATCTTGGCACCGAATGACCGCGTAGCCCTTACTTGGTAATTCCTGTTTATGTTTCACCAATCCTCCCCTTCACACTGGAAAGTCCTTGCAAGCTGTATCAAATAAACCAGTCGTCTGCACTTTCCCAAGTCTGCAAGAGGATTTCCTCAATCGTGTTCTTAACCTCTTTTTTACCACCGTAAACAGTAAACTCTTCAGTGCCTGCACGGCCTAAAACCAGACTGTACTCGCCGAATTGATTCTGGAACCCACTCAGTAATTGTTGTTCCATCACCTGAACTGAGCCTTTAGAGATTTTTTTAGTATAATCAATGCTTAACTTAACTTTCATAGATGCCTCCACCGCTTAAGCTGTATGCATATACAGTACACCTATACTTGTGATTGATCAATGGCTTAACAGCACGAATTGTTAAGTAATGGAGGTATATCCTCCTTGTAGGTACATATAAAATAAGTGGAATTACCATCATGGCAAGGGGAATGGTCTGTGGAACACCACCTGAGCAGATGATGTTCAAAATGAGGGGTTACAATTAAAATGTGAAATTAATTACACTTTAAATTTTGCTGGGTCAGCACATTCCGGGTACTTTAGACCATTGCTAAAATACATTACTTCATCTCCGGTATAACGCTCTTGAGCACTATAATTGATTCCATAAGATAAAGTTTTAGCAGAACTGTACATCGTACGAATTGGCAAAACATTATCATATGAAACTATCCAAGGTGTTTTAATCTCAGACTGTATTCTAGTAGAAATTAGAACGTGGTCCTCATGTACATAATGATTTTCATATAACCCTTTCCCCTTAACATAATATGGAGGGTCAAAATATGTCAAAGAGTTCTCTGGCAATGCCATTATTACTTTTGTAATAAAATCATTAGCATCGAGATTAAAAACATGAATTTGATTCTTTTTTTCGGCTATTAGTTTAATCCGCCGTATCAAATCCTCCTTATTGTATCTGGCATCCAATTTCCATTTTCCTGATTGATTCTTTCCTCCGATCACTCCCCCCTTAAGTATACCAGAGCGATTTGTTCTATTAAGAAAGAATGTAGCAAATGCAAGTTGAAGAAGATCCTGATTTTCAGGATTCGTAATTATTGACTTCTGAAAATGCCACTCATCCATTGTAACATCAGTTCTCCGAATCATGTGGCATAATTCATCAGTTCGATTGAGCACACTATCCCAAAAAGAATATACAGCAAGATTCAAATCATTAAGATATATTTGTGAAGCACTTTCTTTAAAAAGTAACTTCAACGCCAAACCTGCACCACCCGCGTATGGCTCTGCGTAATGCAGATCCTGTAACTTATTCATTCCTATGATTTTATCCATAAAATTGAACAATTTACCCTTACCGCCTGGATAACGTAATGGCGTATTAAACCGCATAAAGCACCTCGTATGTATCAGCCAATATTGTACCAAATTTGAAAAGGTTATGGCCATACAATAATTCAACGTTAAAACAATCACTTATCAATTTGAAGATAGCCATACACTTTGCCAGACTCAATGCCAAAACCATTGATGAGCGCATTAATCAAGCTAGATTCAAATTTATTCTTAAATTCAACTTTATATTCTGGGTTATGTTTTAGCCAATATCTAAAGGGATTTTTATTTACCGGACCAGTTAAAAGCTCCCGAACTTTATCATTTTGAGCAAAAGACTTGAATAAAGATCTTAACTCTCCTTTAACACTTTCCGCACTTTTACCTTTTCTGTAATTCTTGATAACATCTGATAGAGATATTTTTTCCTCGACTATATTCAGCTTCTCTATTATATCAGCGCTAATTTTAAGAAACACTACCTTTGTGAAGCCATTATTTTTTTGCCAATATGAGTCTTCCTTATCCAAATTATACATGAACTCAAATAAAAGCTGGTCAGGTGGAAGAATTGTCGGCAACAAGCATAGGCTTTTTTCAGCTTTTGCTTTTTTAGCATTCGGACCGTTATCATTTACTACGTCACCATCTAATACTATGATACTTTTATTGATAAACTCAGGAATTTTACGTGCCATCAAATCAAGCAAAGTATTGCAGCTAATATTTACATCCTTCAATGGCGTGAGAATTTTATTTATATGTCGCTCTGTTATTAGTTGTTTAAAAAACAAATACCCCTCAAAATCCTCAAAATATACATTTATTTTAGGAAATGCCTCTTCAGCATCAACTTTTATAGTATCAACCAGTAAATCAGCATTAATCTCTGGCCATGATAGATTTGTCTTAGCCGAAATAGGACCATATGTATCTGTGAGATACACCGTTCTATAATCTTTATCAGCAAGCTGGCTAAGTTTAAATACTTCCTCTATAAGTATTGGCGAGTGAGAAGTCATTACGATTTGTAAGTCAAGCTTACTAGCCATTCTCTTAAGAACGTTAATTAGTTCAATTTGAGCAGCAGGGAAAAGTCCTGCATCCGCCTCATCAATCAGTAGAATACCGCCATGGTAATCTTTAAGCTCTTCTTTCAATCTTTTAAAAGAAAATATAGCTTGTATAATTTGTCCTACATTATCCTCGCCGACAGAAACAGATTCGTGGTCATAGTAGTCTCCATGTACAACCATTGAGTCAATAGTTCCTGTAGTCGCAGTAATGGAGGTCCCATTTTCCTTAATGAGTAGCCTTCTGTTCATTGCTAATATTTCATTTTTATTATCAATAATATATTGCTCATCCCTCTCGCTATACTCAGGCCTCAATGTTATAGGTAGAAGCCTCTGAAGACTAAGATATATTACAGGATGTGTAACATTGCGGCTGGTATTTTTATTCCCTAAAACATCATTATTTCTAAGGACTGGCCTTGCCTTCTGATGATATTTTGAATTAACAAGACCAAGTCTTAAATTATTCAATTCTTTTTGGAAAGCACCATCATATAGAGTTATTTGCACTTCCATCCCGCCGGGTGCATCAAATTTACTTGAAAATCTAAAATGTTCACTAAATTGTGACTTAAAGCGATTCCCTGTAAGGGTCCGAAAGGAACCTAATGACTCCGCTGGTTCCTTTGAATAATCATGAGAGAAACTAAAAATTTGTGCAATAATACCAAGTATTGTAGATTTTGACGTGCCATTTTTGCCGCAAATAACAGTAATACGCTCTCCGAAGGAGATATTTACATTTTTTAATCCGCGAAAAGCTTCCACATGCATACTACGGAGTTTAGTTAAAGGTTTAGCCACGATAAATTCCTTCCTCGCGTAAGTGATTTTTATAAATACTATATATACTTTTTTTTACTTCAATTCAAGAAATACCTCTTGTTGATACAGAGAGCCTTGCATATCCAAATCAAAAGTCTGCTTAGCAGGCTTGCATTAACAGAGAAAATACAAAATACAACCTTTTACTTACTTTTAAGTCCCGCTACAGAGTCGTCAAAGATGGATAACTTAATAATTATGTCCAACAATATCAACTTGCCCCCTATTAACTTGCTAGTACAGGCTAAACATTTAATGAAACTTCTTGCTGTGATGCAGGCATATTATTCAGAAGCATGATGCTCAACATAATGAGTTAATGAATTTATCATTGTACTTATCATTGCTTCTTTGAAAAGTCTCGCAATTATGAGATAGCATATTTTTCTTCACTTAGTGATCTTGCAGCGTAGACATGAACAGCATGCCTATATATTATCTACTATTTATCATTACCTTACCCACAACCGCTTGTACTTTATTAACAGTAGCACTTTTAGCAACTGGATGAATTTTCTCATGAACAGAAAGCTCAGGAGTTGATAGTCTAATTAAGAGACCTACATTATGGAAGGAAATTCTAAATATTACCAATTTATAAGTCAAAAATGCTCAAATCATGGTAGAAGATTCCAATCCCTAAGAAATGACGATATAATCAATATCAACATCTTTTATGTTTCGATGGGAGTTTTCAACTCCTATTGCAAAAATACAAAGCGAGCTGGCAGAATGAACGAAGATCTTTATCGTTTAATTATTGACTTTCAAAGTAATGTTCAGAGTGCCTTAAAAAGCATGTACCGTTCAGGTATTCAGATGCCGTCCAGTTGTTATGAATGGCTCAAGTATCATATACCTATTTCAGGTGAGTTAGAAGACGGGCGAAAATATTATAAACATGGCTATGGATGCCGGGTTTATCTAAATTCAAAGGGCGTAGACTTTGACTTCGGGGAACAGGGTGAAGTAGGTGGCTTTAATTCGTGGGGGTTAACTGAATTTGCTGGAAGTAATTTGTCATCTTATGGCTTCAGAAATTATGAGGAAGTTAATGAACACCTGAAAAGTGCGTTAGACAATGGACAGATAGCCCCCTTGAACAATAACCTTTACTATTTTACAGATATTCCTTTTATGTATGCATCAGATACAGACGGCCGGAATCCTGATGATATGCTACCTTGTCGCGATCGAGACCGCGTACTAACACTCCAGATTCATTATTTTGAAACAGCTGACCTCATGTTTAAAAAGTACGACAAGCTTAATGAAAGAATGAAAAAGAAAGGGCTTTTGAACCGTCAAGATAAATTTGAGTGGAGAACTTACCTTGTAACATGGTTAGGTTTTTTAGGTGTTGTATGCGAAGGTTTTCGAGGGCTAAACATCCGGCTTTTACTGAATAATGAACGCCCTAATACTTTTCAAGAATTATTACCTATTTCTGATGCCATAGGGACGTTAATGAAAGCTCATTCAGATTCACTAAGAAAATTTAGAAATAATGTTTTTCATATGAGAGAGAATAGTGATTTTCTATCCCATTTTTTCGATAAAGATGTTGAGCGTCTGTCATGGGCTCGCGAATTGCATACAGCATTATCGATTTTTTTTTCGGAGTATAGAGTTTTATGTGAAGTACACTATATAAGAAATGGGCGCAAAGGAGAAAGCGATCTGTTCGCACTAAATCAAACTCGTGTAAAAAATAAAAATATACGCTAGCATCCAGCATCGTTAACTTATCTTTAATAAAGTCGTCTTTTGCTTAACGCAGAAAAAGGTCGAGACACAGAGAAAAAATAAGGTACATCTATTTCCTAACCCTTTTATCCACCCCGCACTTCTGAAAATGTTTGTTATGAAAAGCTAGTCTTGTTTCATTGATGAATAACGTAAATACTCCGACAAAAAATTATTTGCTTGCGCGAAAAGTAGAGCCTGTTCTTTATCAAAAAGATATTTAGCTTTATTACCATGTAATGCATTATTCCTTAACCTCATAACCACCATGAATATAGCCTCTACTTTATCTTTCTTAGTTGGGTTTTCCAATTCTAACTTGTTACGTATTTTTGTAATTATGCCTTTATTGAAATTAGATAGAACCTCTAGTCTTCTTTCAGCACCCACTGCCATCAGATAACGAACTTTGAAGAAAGAAAAGTATTGCTCAACATCGATATTTGTATCACGAACAAAAGCTTCGGCATAAATGCCGGCCTTTCTAAAAGTTGCATTTCCACCTAGAAAACGTGCTTCAGTATACGAATACGCAAGGCTAAGCTTTTGAAATTCATGCAACACCGACGCAGGGATGTCCTGAGAAAGCCCCAAAAAATCACGCATGTATTCAACATCCATAAATATCCCTCACATTCTCCTTCACTCTTGATTAAAAAATCAAATATATTCTTAAATTGACATTTGTGAACATGCCATAGGTCAAAATGACTTAGCATGAATGGCGGCTCCAAAAAACCGCCACAACTCAGGCCCCACAACTGCAACTAGAACATTTTATTAACATATACGCGACTATAATGTCCAGTAAATCTACAGGCATTGCTGTCTGAATTTGTACTACCCCCTATATCTTGTTGCCGATATTTAGTTTTCAATTGTTATAAATCCTTGCATTTGTAAAACAGACTCCATCAAGTCAAACTCGATAGCTGCACGACGATTGTGGATTGCTGCCAGGCATCCATGGCAAATGCTCCCCCTGGTTCTCTCTGTAACCTGATATGTTTTATGGGAAGTCCGGTCATTCTAGCTACCTGTTCGGTTGTGATGCGCCCATGCTTTTTTACAAAATCAATAATCCTCCGAACATCCCACACCTTCTGCAGTTGCGTTCTTTCGCCATAATCAGTATCTCGCTGCGTTGCGCAGGCAGCGGTTGCGCATTCTGGCAAGCAACCAGAGCTCGTTTGATGTTGTCGTCATTCCTAGCATCGATGTGTAAACAGTCGCAGCCCGGCGCCACAGCTTTTTGTCTTCCAGCGTCTTCGCCAGGGACAGTGCGTCCTGGACTCTTTTCACATCCTCTTCAGATAATGGTGTTGCAGCCTGCGGCAGGGCAATATCGGGAACCTCAACGCCTGCAACCACTCGATAGACATACTGGCAACCGTTATGGGTACGATGGAGTTTTCCCGCGGCATGGAGCTGCCGCAGCAAGTTACCTGCTGTACTGGCTTGCAAGTCCAGCGCATCGCAGACATCCTGCAAGACGCATTCTGGCGTCCGGCTGACGATGGCAAGCACCATCTGTGCTTTGGTTACTTTGGTTTTTGATTGTTTGGTCATGGTCAAAACTCGTTTACTTGGTTAAACCTGCCGCCTTGCGGCGTCTGTACTCTTCCATCAGAATCTGCGCTGGCGTCGGTCCTGCTGGATGTCTCGGTGCTGCCAACTGCTGACGAATTGGCGGAATCGAAAATCCGTTAGCCAGGTGTTTGGTCCATTTCGTGAGTAAGTTTTCTGCCAGTTTTTTCAGCTCTCCCTCCGTCAGGTTCCTCTCAACTCCGGTTCTGCGCATCTCAATGCAAATGTGATACAGAACATCCTGTTTCCATGGGTATTTGTCGCTTCCCGAATATCGGTAAGACTCGTTTCTCCAGCGTTTATACTCCGCCATCACTGCATCGGATGTCAGATTGAATGGGTTAGCACCGCTGGAAGACACCAGCGCAACGAACTCAGCAAGATCCGGCGGCCATGTGCTGCCTGCGGCGCAACGCTCCATGCACTGCCGGCAAACCAGCGTAATCTGGGCTTCACTCATCGACCCAATCTGAGCGATCCAGAGTTCTGATGGTTCCTCTCCGTTCTTCAGGATCCATCGGTTCGAAAAGATTTCGCCCATCACTTCCCATAGGCGCCACGCCGTTTCTACGGCCGTCTGTTCCAGCAACTCGCAACCGTTGCTCACGGGCGGCTCGAATCTGTTGAACAGCTCTGGATGCTGCTGGCTCTGCTCGTACTCCCACATGATCGTTACTCCCGTTCGCTGGTTTTTTCTGGCGGACTTCCGCACGGTTAAGATGTCTTGCTAGTTTTTGCTCCCACTGGACCTGGTGAAACACCCTGCCTTCAGCCTGCCAGTACGCGATGAAACTGCTCAACTCGGCAGCAAGATTTAACCCCGGTCTTAATGGCATTCCCCAAATCGTTGCCAGTCGGGGAAAATCCTCGGAAGGTTTCCACCCGAAATACATCGCAAATTTTCCGAATGCTTGTGTTTCACCAGGAACTATTCCCGGTTGATTCGGATAGTCAGGCACAACTGGTTCGACCAGAACCCTATGTGTGGGGGTTATATCTTTTGGTTCCTCTGGTAGATTCCGGATCCCGTTTTTGGGATCGTTTGACGGAAAAAACGGGATCGTTTGGTTGTTTTGCGTACAGGAAACAGTCCCGTTTTCGGGTGCCTTTTCAGCTGTAACAACCCCGTTTTCGGGAATGTTTAAACGATCCCGTTTTTGGTAATGTTCCCGTTTTTGGGTGTGTTCAATTTCAGCAACGCTTTCTTCCACACCAAGAAGTCGGTAAACCGGGATTTGTTTAGTCCTTCCACGCCGTTCACCTGTATCTTCAATAAGCCCGATCGAAACCAAATACTGCAGGCTCGACTGGACCGTTTTCTTATCCAGCTCAGTTGCTTCAGCCAGCGCAGGAATGGATGGAAAAGCACAGAGATCAGCTCCGCACATGTCAGCCATCCAGGTCAGAACAGCTTTTGCAGAGGACTTCCCTGTCTTGACTTTTTTGGCCCATCGCATTGCGTCAATGCTCATGAAGCCCCCCTATTTTCTGTACGGTACTCATTGTCAAAACTCGATTAAAAAAACTGTGGCGCTACGGCGCTTATGCTCGCCAGTAGTGGTCCCGCCGCATCTGCAGGAAGCATGTTAAAAAGTGCAATTGCTGCCTCCCGAATTTCACGCTCTAACTTTTGTAACGGAGCGCCAAGCAATTTTGCCTGGTGCGCTTCGCTACACTCTTTGATTGCATGAGCCACCAGCTCGCTTTCAGTCAATCCACGTTTCAATTTGTGTTTGCGCGCAATCTCAATAGGCATCGCATCAGCGATCGCTCCTGAAAGCTGCATGACGTAACTGGTGTACTTCTCTGATCCAGATTCGTTTTTCAGGTAGCGGTACAGATTTTGTTTATTAACGCTGATGCCACGACCGTTTTGTTTCTCCCACTGTTCGGCCACCTGCTGTGCGACGTGCTCCTGCGCGCGACCAGGTAATGAAGATTCCCATTCCTGAACAGCGGCAAAAATAGCCCTACACTTCTGGCGATCGCGGCGCGTCAGCGAATAGTGATTTTTGGTTTTCAGTTGCACCGCCATGTCTTGGGTATAATTTTCAAAAGAGATGGTTTGCATTTTTATTTCTCCCTAGGATTTGAGGGGTCTGGAGGGAATACATCATCAAGCGAACAACTAACCCCTAACGTATTAAGTGCGGCCACGATATGACGAGAATCAGCTAGGCTTGGAACGCGTAAGGATTTTTCATAGTTGGCTAACCGAGGTTGGTTCCAACCAGCCGCCTTAGCCAAGGCTTGCTGCGAAATGTTGGCTTTTTTCCGTAGATGCGAAATGTAGTTCATACAGTTCTCCTGTTGTGTAAAACAATGTTCACATATCGTGAAATTTATGTCAATACAAAACGTGAATCACCAATATTCACTCTTCGTGATAAAGTGAGGGTATGAAGACACTTGCTGAAGAAATCGGTGAGCGCATCAAGGCGCTAAGAACTGAGAAAGGAATGAGCCAAGGGCAGCTTGCGAAATTATGTGGCTGGTCTGGGGCGTCACGTGTCGCCAATTATGAATATGGCAATCGAAACGTTGGTGTAGATGATGCATTGTCCTTAGCGAAAGCATTAGGCACCACGCCCGTTATGATTTTATTTGGCGAACAAAGTGATCCATCGAACTGGTTAACAGACAAACAAAAAAGGGTTCTTTCCCTATTCAATCAATTGCCCGAAGCTGAACAGGAACGCATGATTGATACCTTTGAGCTTAGACTTAAAGAAATTGATGAGTATGTAGAAAAATACCTACGCGGAAGATACAACCCCACCTAACTCAATCAAAAAATAAGCATTGCATAACCGGCCTTGAGCCGGTTTTTTTGTACCCTTACCAATAAATTACACAAAATGAGTAATCTTGATTTCACATTTTGTATTGACAACAATTTCACGACATGTGAAACTTCAAAACACACAAAGCAGTATGGGTCATCGAGGCAGGAAGCCCACGAAGTAGCTGCCGGCGGCATACGAAACACCGGATGAGATGACGACAAGAAGAATTCGCAGCAGGTTTAAACGTTCCGCCGGCCGGCGTTACAGGCATGAGATAGGACATCACTATGAGAATAGATATATCCAAGATAGGGAAAATTTACTTTTTACTCGTCTCCCCAATCAAACTCTCTGTCGCGCAGGATTTGGAGGCCCGATTCGGAGACCGCGTAATCATTGCAGCTTTTGGTACTGATATCACGTCCATGGGCCTGGCACCAGGTGATGAAATCGTAAGTGCTGGCTACCACCTTCACAGCCTGGATACCGCTGTTTTCGTAGCGCTCCACCATGCTATCGGTGCGGATACGCCAGTCGTGGTAGTCAAAGGGAAGGACGTAAGCATCTGAAAGGATTTTTTGGAATTCTTCATAGTGAGCGGGATTTTCGTACCAGAAGACAGGTATAGGGCTACGAGACATTTTGCTCTCTTTTATTTGGCTGTGTGAGAGCGCCAAGAATACCACCGAGCCTGAAGTGGTGAAAAGACAGGCATCACGACTAGTAGGTTTTGCAATGCGGTGAATGCGGCTATGCGCACGCGGCACAGTTAAAAAATAAACATGGCGGTTATTCACATGTTGTGGGGAAAAAGTTGTCGGCGGTAGTTGTTAACTGGCTGCCGTCACCGGGAGGCACCCGGCGCCGCATTGCAAAACCACATGCTAATACTGAGTTAACTGGAGATAACTATGAAGGATTTTGCCCGAGTACCTACCGGCAACCAGGCGACCCGCCTGAACTGGTTCGAGGTGAGACTACGCCAGCTGTGTTACTTGCTGGCGCAGAAAGGAAACCCTGAGGCTGAGGCATGAATACCCTGTTTGCCCTTGTCATCAGCGTGTGTGCTCTCACTGGTGAATGCTCTGATGTTCTGATCGGTGTTTATCCATCAGAGGCCAGTTGCAACAGCAACGCCGATGAACAAAAAGTACAGGGCCAGTGCCTCCCCTACCGAAATGCACAAAACATGGCTGACGACCAACAGCCTGCAGTGAGTTTTTGAATCGAGTTTTGACCAATGGCCGTTACGGCCGGAGAAGTGATTATGGAATTTGGAATGAAACGCGTTCTGGCATCTGTCCAGGCCGCCGCCACTTTGAATAAGCTCTATGACGGCTCGCCCGTTTCACTGACGGCCATCAGTAAAGAGTCAAAGCTGTCTACTTCATACCTTGAGCAGATCTTCAAAAAGCTGCGGGCGGGTAACCTGGTAATTTCACAGCGTGGCCCGGGTGGTGGTTATAGCCCCCGCGGCGATGACATCACCGTTACAGAAGTGATCACTGCGGTATCTAAACTGCCAGCCCATAAAACTTTTGAGCCTATCCTGCGAGCGCTTGACGACGTTCGCGTATCACAGCTGCTGCGGGGCGATTCGCCAGCCCCATAAAGCACAAAACCCGCGCAAGGCGGGTTAAGTACCCGGTCAGCCGACCAAAGCTTTCCGGAATCGAGTTTTGACCAATGACCACCACCAGGGCGGCTGCCATCAGCTGCCGGGTATCTTACAATCCAAAGGAGCCCAAACGCAATGAACAACTACCCGTATCTCATTAAAGCTAAGGCAAAAGCAAACGAAGCGAAAAGCCTCTTCTGCTGGTTCTCTGCTAAATCCGATTCTCGCGCCGAGCGCAAAATCCTGGACATCCTGGAAGACGCTGAAATTAACGTTGGCCGCGGCGCCAGCCATCAGCTGCCGATCCGCACCAACTGGCTCATCGTTGATGACTTACCGGAAGAAGGTGTACTGGATGACACCTGGTGCGATCGCTACGAGCTTGGTGGTGAAGACGGGCTGACATGGCAAAAAATCGTTGTGCCGGCGGCTGCTGAACCACAGCCCTCCAGTAAACCAGAAAACGATATCTCTCCTGCAAATAGTGATGAAGAAGACTATTCGAACAATGAAGAAGCACTCTTCAACCTGGCGGAAATGTCATTCCGCACGCAGCTGCTTGCCCAGTATATGGCCGACGAGCGTCACGTGTATCACATTAGCATTCCTCATCGTAACCGCCTTTCAGCGATGGAAATGGATACGGATAATCACGGTGTGCAGAATCTGCTGCTGACGGCAGAAAATATTCCGGAGCTTAAAAAATATGATATGCCTGGCCTGTGGAAATTTACCAGTGCATTTAAGAGCGTATTTCCTGTGGGGAAACGCCATGAGCTCGGCAAGCAAATTCAGTTCGCCAAATTGTGGCTTGAAACGTCACACATTGACCGCGGGATCCTTACAAAGGAATGGGCTGCTGGAAACTATATCATCTCAATAAACAAAACCGATACCGGCGCCAATGCTGGTGGCGGTAACAAAACTGACCGCAATCCGGATTATCAGCATTCGCTGGATACTCTGGATATAGAGATCGCCCTTGCGACGATGCCTATGGATTTTGATATCTATAATTTTCCGGCATCAGTCCACCGCCGCGCGAAGGAAATAGTACAGAAGAAAGAAAGTCCATTTAAAGAATGGTCTGCAGCATTACGGAACACACCAGGCATCCTTGATTATTCCCGTGCAGCGATTTTTGCACTGATCAGGGAAGCATCCAGTGGAATAACTCCTTTTCCAGATCGGTTGCGAGGCTACATCAACGCGAATCTGACTGAACATAAGCATGATACCCCGAGCGCTGAAATGCTTGCTAAGGCGGGACATATTCCATCTGCTGCAGTCACTCTGGATGCAATAAACCAAGCAATCGCCGGAGAGGATAACAGCGCAAAACTGGAAACACTCTCCTCCGACTTTAAAGCAGTTGGTACCGAACTGGTAAAAGAGGCTCAAAAGCAACGTCCAGACGCTAATCAGGTTCTGGCCGCCGAGCGCGGCGAATATGTTGAAGGGATTAGCGACCCTACTGATCCGAAGTGGATAACCGAAGACCTTACCAAGACCAGGAAGCCTGAAGTTTCAAAAATTGGGGACGGAGTATTGTCCATTGAAGGTCTTGTTGACGTTACGGGCAAGGTTAACCAAAAAGAAAAAACAGATGAAGTTGTTCATCAAACGGATGCTGTAGATATTGAACCCGGTCCTCATAATAAGGATGAAGATCAGCCAATTGATTATGTTCACGTTATGGTTGATCTGGAAACCATGGGTAAAAAACATAACGCCCCTATCGTCGCTATTGGTGCGGTTGTTTTTGACCCGGCAACCGGCTCTATTGGAGAAAGTTTCTATAAAGTCGTATGCCTTGAATCCTCTGTGAACTGGGGCGCCGTAATCGATCCATCTACTGTTATCTGGTGGCTGAAGCAGTCCTCCGAAGCACGCTCTGCGATCGTAAATGATGATGCTATCCCGTTGCAGGATGCATTACTCCAGTTCAGAGAATTTGTTTCTGATAATGTCGCTGGTGGGAGCAAAAAGGCGCAGGTATGGGGTAACGGTGCGTCATTCGACAACTCTATTCTGCGTTCTTCTTACGATTGCATTGCTGAAGATTATCCGTGGGAATACTGGAACGATCGGGACGTACGAACAATGGTAGAGCTCGGCCAGGCCATTAGCTTCGACCCCAAAACAACGATCCCGTTTGAAGGGTCTCGTCACAATGCCCTCGCTGATGCTATTCATCAGGCCCGCTATGTATCAGCGATCTGGCAGCGAATAATTGCCGGCAATCAGGTACTGCAAAAATTGATGCAAAACTGATTTTTTATTTTCAGATACTGGCCCAGCAATGGGCCATAATGAGGTAAAACATATGCTCCAGATGTTAACCCTTGAAGAGTGGGCAAACGAGAAATACAGAAGCAATCCTCCAAGTGTTTCCACTCTCAGGAATTATGCTAAACAGAATATGTTTTCTCCCCCAGCCAAAAAAGAAGGTCGATTCTGGCGCGTCAGGGAGGATGCTGAGTTGGTCGGTACATTGACCACTCCTGTAGTAAAGAAAAGCGACCCTGTTCTTTTGCAGAGGATTTTGAACGATGGCTGCCAGACCACGTAAAAATAATATATCTATTCCAAATTTATACCCGCTCTTCAGCAGGAAGGTTAATAAAGTATACTGGCGTTATAAGCACCCGATAACCGGTAAGTTTCATAGTCTAGGAACAGATGAAGCAGAGGCCATGGCAATAGCTATTGAAGCAAATAAAAGACTGGCGGAACAACAAACCCGCCAGATAATGGCAATCACTGACAGAATTTCCACCAGCTCAGGAAAATCAATATCAACTAACACCTGGCTTGAACGTTACTGGAAGATTCAGCAGGAAAGATTAAAGTCCGGAGATATTAAAGAAAACACTATCAAACAAAAAGCAAAACCAGTATCTCTGCTTAAGGAACGAGTAGGAATGAAATTAATATCCGCTGTCAATGTTCGAGATGTTGCGCAAATTCTTGATGAATATTTAGCGGAGGGACAACCCAGAATGGCTCAGGTCATTCGCTCTGTCCTAATAGATGTTTTTAAAGAAGCTCAGCATGCGGGAGAAGTACCTCCTGGTTATAACCCTGCACTAGCAACTAAACAACCTCGTAGAAAGATCACTCGCCAGCGCCTCACTATTGAGGAATGGCAAAAGATTTTTGATATAGCCGATGAAAATCACAAATACATGGGGAACGCCATGCTTTTAGCCATAGTAACAGGACAGCGACTAGGTGATATATCCCGTATGAAATTCTCGGACATCTGGGACGATCATCTACACGTTGAGCAAGAGAAAACCGGAAGCAAAATCGCTATACCATTAGCTCTGCGTTGCAACGCAATCAACTGGAGCCTACGAGATGTAATCAGTCGTTGCCGGGATTATGCAGTAAGCCCTTATTTGGTTCATTTCTTTAGAACCACCTCACAGGCTGAGCGAGGAGCACAGGTGAAACCCAGAACACTGACCATGAACTTCAGCAAGGCAAGGGACAGTGCCAATATTGACTGGGGACAAGGTACACCGGCAACTTTCCATGAACAAAGATCGCTTTCCGAGCGGTTATATAAAGCCCAGGGTATAAACACGAAAGATTTACTTGGACACAAAACTCAACAACAAACGGATAGGTACCATGATGATCGAGGTAAGGGGTGGACAAAGGTGGCCTTATGA